TAAGTTTTTCAATTTGTTCTTTACTTAATCTTGGATTATTATATACAGTACGTTTAATTAATGTACCATTGGCTTCAGCTTGTTCGATATAATATAAAAATTCATGATCCTGATCTTGTGGTGGAGTACCAGAGATAAGGAGCTTACCATTTGTAGTAAGGAGAGTAGGAATCAATACAGAACTAATTGCATATTTAAGTTTTGTAATATCTTGAGCCTCATCTACAATAGCAATATCAGCAAAGCCTCCGCGAATTGAATCAATGTTACCAGCTTCTGCTCCGCAAAGTTGAATGACAGACCCATTAGTGAAACGATATTGTTTCTTTTGTTTTACATATGTAGGTTTAAGATCATCAGGACATCCTCTTGTTAGAATATCATTATCAATGATAGGTAGAATAAAATTCTCCACCTGATCTTTAGTAGGTGCTACATACTTAATAACAGAATTAGGATTCTTTAAACAATACTCAATAGCAAGAACACAAAGAGAAAATGATTTTCCAGAACGACGAGCAAGTAACCATGTTTGAACAGTAATTGGATTGTTATGAAACATTGTATATAAATCTTTTTGATTTGCATCTAAAAGCCAAGAGAGATTGGATCTTCTCCATAAAGTCTCTAATGCAAGTTTCTTGTCAATCTTAGTTGCTGACATCGATAGTTGCCGCCTTCAGTAATTCTTCATCTGTCATTCTAGATACAGAAATTTCGTTTGGTGTTTTTCCTTGTTTACATTTTGCAAGTACATCAGTAAGTATTTGAACTTTTTTTACTTCTTCAATTGTAAGTTCTTGTGTAACAGCTCTATCCTTTAACATTGTAAGTTGTACTTCACAGATCAATTGTTGATTTGAAATTCCTAAAGATAGATCTACAAATTGAGATCCAACTTGAGGAAGATTAGTGTCAATCATTAACTTCAAAGACTTATTCTCAGTTTCAAGTCTAGCAATAGTTTCCTTTAGTTTTTGGATTTCCCCAAATTGTGAATCGCTATGTTCTTGAAGCTGATGAAAGCCTTCTTCAAGTTGATTGATGTCTAAAATTTCGCTCATCTAGGTTCCAAACTTCTTCTGATAACCTTGTGATAATTGAATAGAAGCAGCTTTAGTTCTAACATCATCTAATGCTTTAGCCATCTTCTCAATCACTTCGTTTTGAGTATTGATAACATGCTTAACATCTTCTAGTTCTTTTTTAACATGAGCTTCAATTTCTTGAATATGTTTTTGTTTTTCTAGATAATCTTTTAGTGCAATAACCGCAGTTAGAGCAATGGTAACACCCATTCCAGCTAGGTCAACACCATGTACAAGTTGCTTAAGTACTAGTAGAGTCAAAAGAGCTAATGGGAGAAATTTGATATGTTTCATAAATTTTTCCTTAGATTGTATTGTTTGTTTTAGATTTCGCGTAAGATGCTGTAAAAAGTTATATTGCTCGGACGGAGCGATCACCATTGCATTCATCAAAAACTAACATAACTAGTTGTTAAATAGATGAGAATAACAACTGTATATAATTATGCTAACATTACAAGAACTAAACCCACATTCATACCCACTAATACCCGAACAAGAACAGAACCAGGAAAAATTGTTAAAATCTGTTAACATTGTTAGAGCGGCTTGGGGAAAACCTATGACGGTAACTTCTGGAGTAAGGAGTATATCTGATCAAATGAGGATAAATCCTAGTGCTCCTAAGTCGAAGCATTTGATTGGAGCGGCGGTAGACTTGGCAGATGATGGGAGTTTGTATGTTTGGCTTCATGGAGATGGAGCAAAGTATATGGAAGAGGCTGATTTGTATGGGGAGTTAGATACCCACGGGTGGGTTCATTTGCAGTGCTTACCGTTCGGATCTTATAAAGCTGGTGGAACTAGATGGTTCAACGCCTAGAATATTTTTTTAAAAGATCGTGATCATCTCTAGTGAAATCAACATTGTCACTACAATATCCAGAAATTTCAGGACCGGGGATATTAGTACAAGTTGGTCCCGGATTATATACCCATTCATTTTTATATACAGGTACTTCAAATTGATTAGGTGATTTTTTATATTCTATTTTAAATGGGACTAATAACGATTGAAGTCTTTCATTCTCTCTAATCAATTCTTCAAGTCTATTAACAATTGATTCTGAAGTTAAATGTATAGTAATCTCTCGTACTTGTCTTTCAATTTCTTGATTTATATACTCTTGTACTTTTTGTGTTAATTCATCCATCTTAATCTTCCCATCCTTCTGATTCTATCATTTCATTAAGGCTTTTGTCAAGCTTATTCCAAGCTTCTTGTTCTTCTACAGTTTTCTTAATCTCTTTCTTCTCTTGTATTCTAGTTGCTGTTTTATTATCGTATTCGCGTCCACAACAAGGACAACCATTATCAAGGTTTCTATTATTCTTTAATCCTCTTCCTATCTTTTTTCCGTATTGCTTCATAAAAACTCCCAGAAAGGTAGTTCTATCTCAGAGCCTTCTACTTTCTCTTTATCTGCCTTTTCTTTCTCATCTTGTTTTGCTTTAATTCTCTCGTAAAGAGCACGATCAACTTCGCATTTACAAGTAGTACAGACCTGTATTAACAATGTATTAAATCCTGTTTCTGTTACGCAGCAGTCAGATTTATAACAGTAAAATTTTTTAGTCATATTTTTTTAAATGTCCAGTCTTTAGTTTGCTTTCCTCTTCCTGATAGTATGTTGGATATACTTCCAGTATTTATTAATAAAAATTTGGATGCGTCTAATATACTATTAAATATGATTTTTTCTTTTGTTATTACATTTATTGCAATAATTTTAATGGAAGCAGAATTTCTTTTACTATATTTTCTTCCTTTATTATATGTATGTCTTAATTTAGATAATGATATTTTATTCTTCGATTCATCTGAATGTTTTTTACCTTTATTATTTTCAGATATTTTTCTTCTGTGTTCTTCTGTAAATTCTAACGGATTATTTATTTTCATATCTCTTAATTTTTTCTTAGTCTCTTCCGAATGTTTTCTATATGAAAAATCCGTCCTATCTCCAAAATCTTTAGGCTTTCTCATTTTAGTTTTGGTTTCTTCTGTATGTAATGAGTTTCTACCCCCTGGTAATATATTATATCCATTAGAAGCAATACAGTTATTTATATGTATATAATGTTCTTCTAGATAGTTAAGTTCAGACAATGAATTGGCTCCATCAATCTCTTCGACTTTAAAGTTTTCTTTACCATATTTTTGAATAGCTTGATATAAAATACTATGTTTTTTCTTACAACAATGTTGTCTCCATCTTTTTTCTAATGATTGAACTGTTTGTCCTATATAAACTTTACTGTTGATTTTATTAGTGATCTTATATATTATCATAAATCACCCATTTAGAGCAACCTTTACTTTAGAATTATTGCGCTTCCTTCTAGCACAATTCTCTCGATGACATTCAGAACATGTATGACCTGACCATTGTTTACGAGTTTCAGGATCAACCCATTTTTGATCTTTTTTATTTGGGAATCGACCATCTAGTACACGTACCTTAGTTTCACCACAACACGAACATTTGATTATACTTTTCTCAACTATCTCTGTCATTTGTTTCTTTACCTTTCATAAAAATCTTTCCAATACGTATCATATGCTTTATACTTGGCTCTACGTTGAGGATGCTCTACTCCACAAACTTGAGCAACTGCAAATGGATCATATTCTATTTCATCTGAAACATTTAAATGCTTATCAACCTTATCACAGTGATACAATAATCTAATATCTCTTTTATTTGTTCTTGTATGAATTGATCCATTCAACTTCTTCATAGTATTAGTTGTTACTCTCTAGAAACTATACCCACATGCTTTCTTAACAATCTCTAGTTCGTTTATAAGTGCTACGTAATGTTGAACAAAGAACCAGAATTCATATGACATGATAAGAATGAGGAGAAGGATAATAAGAAGATATAGATACTTCATTTAAAATCTTCCTCTTCTTCATCCTCATCAACCCATGGATCACCATATAGATCTATAGTTAATTGTTCAATACGAAGCTCTAGTGATTTGATGTAGCTATTCTCTTGTTCTTTCTTCCATTCTAAAGCTCGGAACCAACCTGATTTGAATGAACCTCTATCTGTAGCCGATGGACCTTCTGCTCCTTGTTCCCATGATGTACTATTTTCAATCCATGCATTTTGAAATGCTTCAAATTCTTCTTTTTTCATTCTCCAACCTTTCTGTTAAATCCCTTCATGATAACTTCTGAAATATCAATAGTAGAGCAATTGAAACATTCTTCTAGAAATTCATTGCGCTTTTTCAATTTTTCTATAATCGCGTCATTTTCAGAACAGAATTCTTCTACGTTAAAAGGAAAATCAATATAAGTTTCATCTGTTATATCAACTATGAAATGGTTCATTATTCTCTGTAATGTTTTACTCATACTATCCTCCTACATATACTACATATGTAACACCACATTTTTTTAATAGGCGTTACTTCTTTGTTGCATTTAGTACAAAATCTTTTACTCATTTTTTACCCCAAGGAAATATATAAAATCTACCACCAAGTTTATTACCAAACTCCATACCATTTTTCCATATACGAAAATGATACTGTCCTATTTTAATCTTAAATCCGCTAGCTGTTACTGGTCCACTCATACTAGTCCTTCCTTTTCTAGAATAGCCCATGTTCTATAACTTACTACCACATATCTATTCTCCATAATGTAAGCAATGGGATTGTACTCGGTGTTAGTTTTTCTTAACGGTTGCCAAGGAAGAGTAAAGAGTCTTTCCTTCCAACTCCTCTTAGTTATCTTATAGTCAGATACATAAGGATCTGCTATAATTTGAATACCCATATCTTTTCTTTTTAGTTCTTTGATATAATCAATTTGAATCATTTTCCATCTCCTCTTGAATCTGTTGTGAAGTCTTCATACACTTACTACACATAGTCTTAAAGTTACCAGTTGGACCATCCTGAATCTCCCACCAGTCATGGTATTTACATGGTTCAGGCTCTGGAAGAGGAGGTACACTAGAATCCACCATCCTTGAGACAGTGTGATAGAATAATACTCCTAGTAATACAATACAGAATACAATGATAAGTTGTTCCATTATTCAAATCCTCTTAATCATATGTACAGAAATATGTAATTACACCAATAAAAGTTATAAAGAATAGAATAGGACGATAATTTGCTATTATTAATATTACAAGACAAAGAAGAATAACCACCGATACAAATAAAGCAATTTTTGGATAGTTTTTTAAGAATTTCATAGATACCTCTCAAATAGAATATATGAAAGGAAAGAGTAAGTCAAGAAGTTTCTAGAATAATAAACATTATTGTAGTCCGTACACTGTAACTTTCTCTAGATCGATGAGTGTAGCGGAGCGATAACGAGTCTCAGATGCTGTTGCATCGTTCGTCTGTTACTCTCTTACATCTAGTTGTTAAAACCTACTGTTTTTAGATACACTAGATTGTTAAGGAACTGTTAAGAAAATACCAAAGCGAGACAGTCTTTGAATGTCGAGCTTTTTCTTATATATACACTATTACATAGCTATAGACTCTATGTCAAGTACTAGCAGATTCATGCACTACTACAGAAGTGATTCTCCCTTCCTTGTAGTTAGCATGAACAAACTCTTTCAAGGACTTCTTCTTCTCAAAGACTCCAAGTAGTCTTCGATAAGAACCTTGTCCTATAGCATACAAAAAATAGTGTAATCTACCAGCTCTATACTCTAGTCGAGTTTCTAGAACTAGTCTCATAGGACTAATGTCTTTGTATAATACAAATCCATCTTCCTTATATTTGGATATCCAATTACTGATAGTAAGTTTGATATCCTTCATAGGTACATTAGTTTCTAGAAGTACTATCTGAAGATTTTGTATGTCCTCTAGCATTGTAGAGTACTCTCCACTAGCTCTAATTTCCTCTAGTAGATGTCCTAAATGAACTAGTACATTACCACTACCATACACTTGTACCTTCTTCCTAGAGTCATTTACTAGAGCATATACAGAACTACCAGATAACAATATCATAGTTTCTAGATCAATACAAGAGCTATCTAATACTTGGTCCAACTTTTGTTTCATCATCATATATATCAAGTTGTTAATACAGCATCTCATATCAAATATACACTAGATAGCCCCAATTCCTATATCTCATATACTCGTATAGAGAAGGAGGATGGTTTCTAGAATGTAATTAGAGCTTTGGTAGGATGACCTTACGACAACGTTCACTCTTCCAAAATCAACCCATACCCCTACTCCACTACTTCCATTGATCAACTACTCTCATTGAAAATGTAAATTGAAATAGTTAATCCATACACTAGAGTATGGTATAGGATATGCTATAGCAAAGACTATGCCATAGTAGTTGGATAGTCAAAGTCTATTTTGGATATCCAGTGGATAGTCAATGAGTAGTCATTGGATAGTCATAGGGTTTTGGTTGACGGAAAGATTATGTGAGTAGATGGGGATAGTTTAGTGAATGACTTTCATTGAATTGATACTTACCTATGAATTAGATTCATTACCTTTACTCTTAACCTTATCTTTCATTCATACCTTACCATTCAATCTTTCTAGTTGACATTATCCAGTTCTCTGTATATATACAGCCTATGAAATATCTAATCCTATCCTTGTTTATATCCTTACCTATCCTTTTCACTTTACTTGCCTTACAGGAGCATCTAACAGATTGCCTGGTATCTATACCGCACTAATCCAATCTTTGTCTTAAATCGAATCAAAGTGAAATTGCTGTCTATACTTTGATCAAACGACTAGACATTGTACAGGTTATATTCGATTTGAGATTCATCTAGTTTATAACCATATCCTATAACTTGGCATTGCCATTGCATTATAATAAGTCAGGAGATAACCGATTATGAGTAAACAAAAATTAGATCAAGTTAATGAGTTAGTTCGTATGTTACTATTAATCAAGCAAGATTGTCTTAATAGTTCTGCAAGTGTTACAGATCAAGCCATTGCGCAACTTGCAGCATATAACGCATTGTTAGCAAAACTAACAGAAGTGGAGTAATATGAATTGTTTAGAATTATTAACAGAAATACAGAAATCAACCAAAGAAGTTTACATTGCTTCGGATTATGAAGAGTATCTAAAGAATGATATATCATTGGAAGATAATGAAATTGATTTAGCAATTACATTTAGGGAATTATTAAACAAGAAGGAGATTAAAAAATGAATAAGGAATTGATTCAAGCGATTAAATTATATTATCCACTGTTGTCAACACTAAACGAAGAAGGTTGCGAGTCTATTATTGAATCCTATGCATACTTGGCTTATAATGGCATTTTAAACCTAGATCAATTTCAATCAATGTTATCTGGATTGATTAAAAATCAAGTGTTAATAAATAATAACAATGTAATTAGTAAAGGAAAAGAGTTTAATAACTATATTGCTGCATTGTTTCCAGTATGGCAAAAATTAGGAGTAATAAAATGAATAAAACACAATTAAGATTAAAACAAAAATATACAAAAAATATTAACTATGTACTAAATCAAGCGGTATCAACTGATTTCATTGAAGGTGAAAGGTGGTATCGTGATGCCAGACTTTTTGCCTTTGAAGTATCAAAAGACTATGGTGTATCTTTTCGCAAAGTATCGGCTATCCTGGCCGCGTTATCTCCTCGCAATCGTTGGGAACGGAACAAAGAGGATTGCATTACCTTAATTAAGGAATGTCAAGGATTGATTCCTTATGGTAAGTACGCTACTTATGGCACAATGGTGAGCAAAGCAAAAAAAATTTATAATTCACCGATTGATTCCGTGCAAGTTATGCTTAAGCTATTAAATGGACAAAAAATATCAGCTTTTTTTCTTAATATCTATGATATACAATCGGAATGTGTAACGGTAGACTCCTGGATACAATTAATTTCACTAGGAAAGTATCTTTCGGTAGACGAACGACCACCATTGAAAAAAACAGAATACAAGTTAATTAGTGAATCTATTCGTGAAATTGCAGCATTGAACAAAGTAACGCCGCCAGTTATGCAAGCAATTCTATGGATTTCATTTAAAAGAATGACACAAAGCAAGGATTTCAATTGATATGATATTGACTAATAGACAACTAAATGCGTTTAATGATGAAATATCTGATAGAGGTGAAAAGTGAATCATTATAAAGAAATAGCAGAAGACTATACGAATTTAGTTGATACAATGGGCTTTAGTGAATCTCAAAAAATAGCACCGATTGAATATGTAAACGATAATAGTTTCATTCAATTTCTTCCAACTAGAATAGTTGATTCACCTGAATTTCAAAGACTGCAAAGAATATACAAGTAATTTAGTTTACTCCAGAGAATAGGTTTGTGGTTATTCCTATTCAATTAAAAGCATTGACTATTAAATTAGTTGATGCTTTTTTTTTGCGTTTTAAGAGCCTGAAAAAATATTGATATGATCACACTAGAACAAAAAAATAATGTCTTAAATCGAATCGTAGCGCAAAGTTTACAGGTATCTATACTTGATTAAGAATTCACTTGATCAAGGTTAATTAGATAAAACTGTATAAAATTTATACACTTGATTATAAAGTTTACATTATTTATATTAGATCGGATTAAAAAAGATAATGATTTCATATAATATCATGCTGGCATGGTCGATGCATTATATATCTGTATCAAGTAACTAAACTTGATAGAATAAAAGGAATAAAAGAATGAATACAGAAATTACAACACAAGATACTAAACTAAGTACGTTGTCAGACAAGTATCGACTAGTCAAGACTCGTGACATTGCTCAAAAGTTTAGGGATATGGGCTTTACAGTGGACAAATATCAAGAGGCAAAAGTCAGGAATAAAAGCAAACAAGGATTCCAGAAACATTTAGTATCCTTGTCTAATCCTACCTTATTGTCTAGTATTCATAGTGACACTAAACTTCAAGTGCTTGTCACGAATTCACATGATGGTACGAACGCGCTAACATTGCAACTAGGTGTATATCGTTTTTGTTGCGCCAATGGCTTAATCATCGGATCAACTTTTGAGAAAGTAAAATTGCGTCATACTGGCATGATTCTTGAGCAAGTGGAAGAAAGTATTCTACGCATTGTTGCTCAATCAAAAAAGCTTGATGAAACACTTACAGCAATGAAAACTAAAGTACTTACACGAGAAGAAAGTCAGGCATTTATTGAACGCGCTGTAAAATTACGTTACGAGAACAAAACAGCCAGTGACATTAGTTTTCCAGTACTAAGAACTGAAGACGATCAAAACAATGTTTTCGCGCTATATAATAGGGTTCAAGAACATTTAGTTAATGGCGGAAATGATGTACGCAATGCGCGAAATCAAGTAAGAACGGCGCGGAAATTGACCAACATCACATCACTAGTGAAATTAAACGAATCATTGTTTGACCTGGCGAACGAATTCGCAATTGCAGCTTAAAAGTAATATCAGGGGGATATCTAACAAGGTATCCCCTATATAAAGGAAATATAACCATGAATAAAATTGATGAAAAAATTATTGATTTACTGGACACATTGAAAGTGAAATATACTTTTGAACCTGAAAAGTTCGTTGACGGTGAAAAAAGATATGGTATGATTATTGGATATGATTTAATCGAACAAATAAAAACTCAAATAGCCTGTTATGTTGAGTTAACGGATCACGTTTACTTTTCTAATGATAAAGTAAATGAGTTGAACGAAGATCATAACTTTGTAATGTTGCATGAATTGACTCACTGGACGGGTTCAAGAAGTAGACTTGATCGGTTATTTGTAGCGCGAAGGAATAATGAAATGAAAAAAACTAAAGAAGAAAAAATAACACTTGGAAGATTAAGAAACTACTTCGGAAGTGATGATCCGGAAACAATCTTAGAATACTTTTTGCCGATCTTAAATAAAGAATTTCCACTAGGTAAAAGTGTAAAGGAAATTGTTGCATCAACTGAAGGATACGAAAACGACGAAGAAAGCGAGAATGAAAATGAATAATAAAAAAGTAAAAGGAAAAGTGACATGGTTTAATGATGCAAAAGGTTTTGGATTTCTTGAAACTGAAGACTTCAAAAATATCTTTGTACATTATTCGGCAATTATTAGTGATGGATTTAAAACACTGGCAGAAAATCAAATTGTAGAATTCGAGCTTGTAACAGATGCACCGAAGGGACCACAAGCTTATAACGTAGTAAAGGAGTCACTAGAATGAAAACAATTAAATCAATGACTCAAAATAATATGACAATAACAATGACACAATACGGAAATGATTATTATTTGCTTGTCAATAATATGCCAGTAAGTACTTCACCTGACTTTTCGTATATCTCCACATTATTTGATAAATGGATTAAAGAAATATGAAACACTTTAGACATTTAGACTTGGAAAAAGAACAGAAGGAATTAATCGCTCACCTTACCAATTTAAACAAGTTACTTGAAACCTATCCCAATCTACACGATACCTATAAGGATCAACTAGAACGGGAAATACGCTTCAAGCAAGGCATACTAGCACATGTTAATCTAACACTATCAATTGAGGAGGAAGATAATGGAAAAGATGGAACAACCAATTAAGTTGAAAGAGCTTTTACTTCAACTTGAAATTGATTATATTAATCGCGCTTTGAATACTAAGAACGGTAACATAACACAGGCCGCAAATTTATTAGGGATTAATAGGACTACTCTAGTAGAAAAAATGAGAGTGCTATATGGTAAAATTATTATCCCTGTAAAAGTAAGACCAGTTTATAAATATGAAATTGAACGCGAAAAGAAACTTGAAAAGGAAAAGAAAACAATAGAGAAAAAAGAACAGGTAAAAAAGATTGAACAAATAATGATAACTAAACCTGGAGTTATTCCACCTAAAGATACTGTAAGATATGAAGGATGGACAAATAAGGATACTTATCTTTGTGCAACAATTATTGACTCTATGCATATTAGATCAATAAAGAAGATTGGATTTATTTCAAGAACTGGAATTCAATTAAAGTCTAGAATTCTTGCCGTAATTGAAAGAGCGAATACAAATATTAGATTGAAAATATCTAATGTAAATTTTGAAGAAATTGCAAAGGAGTATGAACATGTCTAAGTATCCAGTGGTATATAAACAGCTTAAGCTTATCCTAAAAATTTGGGAGAAGTCAAAGAGTGATGATAGGGAAATTATGATTCAATTGATTAAAGAATCAATACAGGAAATAGAACAGGGAATGAATTATAATGATGAAACACAAGATTAAGATCAAAAAGAATACAGGAACTGGATACACAATGATAGTTTCCTTTTCTAAAGAAGGAAGTAAGTATTCTGCTGATTATTCTTTTGACTTTGAAACAAAGAAAGAAGCGAAAGAGTGGGAAGCAAAAAACAAAGAGTGGATACAAAAAGTAAAAAAGAATGTGGAGAAAGAATGAAGACATCACATATAAAATTTAAGAATGAAGAAATTGAAATTGGAGACTTTGTATTTTATGTTGACGGAACTATTAGTTGGATAGTGGATAAAAACTATGGTGCGGATCTCGATGGAAATCGAGGAGTACAAATGGATTGGATCGAAGATGGTGATCTAGAAGTAATGAACGAAAACGGAAATGAAGTGAATAAGGTAGAACGTGAAATTGTATTAGATCATATACAAGATAACTGGGAGAAGTTCGTATGATGACAATAATTTTATTATTTTTAGCTTTGATAATCTTACCGAACTTGATTGACTATCTAAAGATTGGCTTGGTTATCATAATCGAGGTACTGAAAGTACTTGTACCATTAAGTATATTCCCATTAATGTTTTGGTTGATAATTTATTTAAATAGTAGAGGAGGAAATTGATATGATTAAATTTAAAAAAGGTGATAAAGTTAGATGTATTGAAAGCGGAGGAGGATTTTTTGGTATTAAAGATGAGATTTATATAGTTTCTGATATTAACGGAACTAACGGTAACGGTTTATATTTTCATGCACAAAATAATGAACAAGCTAATTCTCCTAGTAGATTTGAACTAGTTGATGAATCAACTTCCGATCTAGACTCTCTCATTACAAAAGTTAATGAAGGATATGATGCTCTAAGAAGTTTGTATGATAATCATAAAGGAGAGTTTACCAGATTTAATGGAGCAGGAGTTAATCTTTCTCTATGTAAAGACATAGGACATAATTGGAAAGTAACAAAGATTGAGAAGCCGAAGTTCGAGTCTTTCATTGTAGGAAATAACTGGAAGGTTGAACTAGATGGCGAATTTTTGAAAATCGGGTGTCAGTCTTTCAATGATAGAGTACTTAGATCAGCTTTGCAAGGAGTATGTGAAGGTGGTAATAACGGAGTAAGCACTTCAAATATTCAATTAGCAGCAAATAGAACAGGAATTAGACATAGTGCAGGATTCATCACATGGGAAGATGCGGATAAGATTCTAGCAGCACTTAAGAAAGTTGGACTATAATATGAAAAAAATAATAATTGAATACGCATTAAAAACACCAATGGTTGGAGCGATGATGTATGGGCTTGAATATTCTGGTTGTAATATCTATTTTCAATTCATTTTTGGTACAATATTTATTGTTCTATACGGTTTAGGAGATGATCATGCTCGTAATAACTAAAATGAAAGATGGAACATATAGTCTATCTGATGGAGTAACCTTGATCAATAATCAAGATGATTCACAAGTTAGAACTTTATGTACTTGGAAATACAAGATCAGATACAAAATTCTAGTCAATGCTTTAGCGTTTTGTAAATCTACTGGTAATGATATGATCATCTTTTATAATGATACGGAATATAAATTAAGGAAGATTGACTATTCAAATGCAATGAATACAGATACTTCTATGTACTCAAAATAGTATCCTACGTTAGTTTATCATTCTCTTTGATAATGTCAAGAGAATTATATGAGAAGATTCCTTCCTCATCTTCAATGATATAAGTTTATCTTCTAGTTTTGTATATCTTTCATTAGTTTGAATAATAGATAAATAGATTGACAGGAAAAGGATAGAATGAGTATAATCGAGTAAGGACTATGTACGAGCGATATGCGAGTACATATGAACCTTGAAAGCTAGTACATGAAGTACTAGAAGAAGGTTGCCTTCGCTTTATGCTACGGCACAGTACTAGAAGTGAAAGACTATAGGATGTCATAGCTATGATAGAGCTATATGATAGAGAGGAAAGAATGCTAGTAGCAATTTGTATAAGTGTAGTAAGTGGTTTAATTGGTGCAGTTATCGCGGTAATGATTTTTGGAGGAAAGAAGTAATGGGAACAAGAAACTTAACGATGGTATTATCAAAGAGAAAGATCAAAGTAGCTCAGTATGGTCAATGGGATGGCTACCCAACAGGACAAGGTAAGACTATTGCAAAGTTCTTACAAAGAGCTAATATTGAGAAGTTTAAAGAGAAAGTTGACAATGTAACTTTCATTGATGATAAAGATTTAGAAAAGGTTTATGAAGAATGTTCCAAAGGTAATTCAGAAATAAACTTATTACCACCAGAACTTAATCGAGATACAGCAGCAAAAATTCTTACTTTGATTTACAAAGGTAAAGTTAAGCAACTTAGAAACGATTTAGACTTTGCAGCAGATTCTCTTTTTTGTGAATGGGCTTATCTAATCAATCTAGATAATCAAACAGTAGAAGTTTATCTAGGATTTAATAAAAGATAGGTTTTATAAAATGAAAGGTGAAGCAGGATATCAACCGATCAAGTTAGTTAAGAAATATAAGTTCGAAGACTTTACATCAAAAGAAATGGAAAGACTTGAAAAACAATTAGGAGAAGAAAATGAATAAAGAAAAAGAAGTGCAAGAAAAATTCCTGAAATGTGTAGAAATTCTAGACAATATAGAAAATGCTGTAGCTTTAGTATTACAACTCACAGATGAATTTGATGGAAAGACTCCATTAGAGCTTATCAAATATGCATTAGTTCAATATGAAGAGTTCGATGCAATGACTGTATCTGAAAGACTTGAACTAGATATTCAAAGTGAGGCACTCATGGAGAAGATCAAAGAGATCAATCCAAACATTGAGATTATCGATGATCGAGCTAATCAAGTTATATCTGGTAAACCAAAGAAAGAGATGATGAACTAATGAAACTTTATATATTTAAAATGAAGAATGAGTTACTTAGTGATGTCTTTCAAAGTTCATTTGAATCAGTGACTTACAAATCAAAGAAGAAGTGCATTAAGGAAGCTGAAGATTATATCAACTGGATGAAGGAAAATGTACCACATCAAAGTCGGAAGTTCGATATACTGGAAGTTACCTTTACAAAGGTTAAGGAGTAATATGATAGAGCTATTTACAGTCATTGCAGGAAAAGTGGGAATTAGTGCAAGTCTTTTACTCGCAGTATGTACTCATGAATCGGGTTTGAAGAACATCAATAACTTCACTGATCGACTTGAAGTGGGACTTGGAGCATGTCAACTACATGTATCTACTGCTAGACAATTCGGTAAGCACTACGATATGTTAGCACTTCAACAGACTAGAGTTAATGCAAAAGTTGCTGCACTTTATTTAAAGTCTTTACAGAAAAAGTATTTGTATGACTCAGAAGTAATATCTTCGTATAATTATGGACATGTGAAATACAAAAATAATAGATTAGTGAACCACATTTACGTTGCAAAAGTACTTAATTTGAGAGAGACTATATATGGAGGATTAGAATAATGATCTCACGCTCAAGAATTTTGGAGATTAAAAACGATATTATTGTTTATTGTGGTGCTACTAATGAGGAGATAAAAGACCTATGCACCCTCGCCCTACAGGTTCAAGGACTTGTTGAGGCGTTGGAGAAGTGCAGAATAATAAAAGTAGATGGGTGCACGTATGAGTCAGAAGTTGCAAGACAAGCCCTTTCCAACTACAGAAAGGCAATGGAGATAAAATGATCACTAAATTAAAAAATGCAGCAATGAGGGCGACGCCTGGGCCATGGGATGTCTGCACTTTCGAACCATGTGCTGATGTTGTCTATGAAGGTGATGGTAGAATTTGTGAAACATACGCGTATGGTGATCAAAAGTTCATCGCACTAGCCAACCCACAAAACATTATCAAGCTAATTTCTGCGTTGGAAATTGCGGGGGAAGCGTTGGACGAAATATCTCACATGACAATAGTGGGGGTTCGTGCAGATGAAAAAGAAGGAAGGTTTCATGATTGGAAAGATGAATCAAGATTTGCACTAAGAAAAATAAACGAACTGGTGGAGATGAAATGAACAAATCAAAAGAAGAATTGTCTGAAGAACATTCAAAAGTTTATGTGGATTGTGGAGAATCGGTTGTAGACGCTGCAAAATATGATTTCCTCGCTGGTTTCGATGCTGCAATGAAAGTAAATCCAACAGGACAAATGCTATTTGATCAAAACGAAGCAAACTACAAGCTACTGCAAGGAATCCAAACCCTCAAGGATAGATTGGCGATATCGAATGATGCACTAAAAGATTCATACAATAAATTAAAGTGCTACATGGTTGGGTGCTCGCATCAAACTGGTAGTTTTAATAGCTCTACATGCTCTGCGCATCAAAAAATAATTAAATGCTTAAAAGACAATGGCGAGTATCTCAAGAGTTTGGAGGATGAGGGATGAATAGGGAAGAATATATAAAAATACATTATCCAAGTGGAAATACTCAACGCATTGGGGATTTTAATTTTGGCTGTGATTATATGGAAGATGAGATCAACACCCTCAAGGATAGATTGGCGAGGTGTGAGGAAGCACTTAGGCGGGTATGTGGCACACATACAGACGTTGCAATATATCCATGCTGCGAGTATCTCAAGAGTATAGATGACCCAAACATAGGTGACAACGGACTTAGAGTAGATGGAAATTAACAAGAGCTTGGAGGATAAGTGATGAGAGTTTTAGTGGCATGTGAGTTTTCGGGGACTGTTAGGGACGCATTTGCAAAGCTGGGTCATGATGCATGGTCTTGCGATCTTTTATCGACGGATAAGCCTGGCAATCATTTTCAGTGTGATATCAGGGACGTTTTATCGCGTGAGTGGGACTTACTTATAGGCCATCCTACATGCACGTTTCTTTGTAATAGTGGCGTTAGCCATTTGCACACTGATAAAACTCGGTGGAAGAAAATGGAAGAAGGGGCTAAGTTTTTCAAGCTGTTATGGGACGCGCCAATTAAAAAGAAGTGCCTAAACTGATACGGTTGTATTATTTGTGATTGCGAAACCCCGATGATTTCCTTGGCGTATTTATGCATAATTGGATTTTCTGGGCACATGGAAAGTAAGGCTACATGCTTGTGGTTAGACAATTTACCGCTTTTAACCCACACAAACAACGTGAAGGAAGAAATGATGAAGCTACCTAAGAATAAAAGAGAACGTCTACACTATCTGCCGCCGTCACCAGATAGGTGGAAATTGAGAAGTAAAACATTCCAAGGAATTGCAGACGCAATGGCAGAACAATGGGGTATTTTAAAATAAATGAAACAAGCAAAAGTAAATGAATATCAAGATGAATTTGGTGGGTGTAAACCACCACCCAAGCAAGAAAAGAAAACGGTTGAATGTGGTCACGGATCAGGTGCAGTTTGTATGCAATGTATAGATGGAATATATCTTCCAACTAAGCGAGATGAAATCATTGCCTATCAAGAGGGTAAAAAACAAGGACGCGCAGACATGCTGAGGGAAGTGGTTGCGTATTTTATTAAAGATGACAGAATTTTAACTGCGAATGAACTAAAAAAGAAATTCGGTGAGAAATGACTAGATTAACTTACAAAAAAATAAATGAACATCTTCTTGTATCCTCAGAAATTCTATGTGGTAAAGAATTCGTAAAGATATTCTTGTATTTAAAACCTCTTGTATATACAATAGGTACAGAAGGTAAAGTTTTAAAGGCCGGAAATGCAAATACTCTAGTATCCTTAAAGCGTAAGGCTAAAAGTGCAGTGAAGGATTTAGGTGCTAGTTTTTATGAAGAAGTAAGAAATAGAGGGAGTACAGAACGGTATGGATAGTCAACATTTATGGAAACATTCTAAGTGTATTGATGTGGTATTTGGTCCGATCAACATAAAAAAAGTAGAAATGGGATTAGAATTACAAGGTTTTTGGTATAACATTAGTACAAGGAATATTACTAGGATTGAACTAGATACTATCACTATTACTAATGATGAACTTCCAAACTGGGAGATATATAATGCATGGTAATGAAGATATAATTCAATGGTTAATTGATAATGATGAAATAGTACAAGATATAATTAAGAAAACTAATGAACAATTAAAAGAAGTTGATAAAGATTATTATTGTGAAGCTAAAGAACAACAGATAGAAGAGATTCAAAGACAAGTAATTGATGAAGCAGCATATGTTTTAGGCTTGACTCAAGGTGATTTGTGTGAGATTATAAGCATAGAAATGATTCGAAAGGTAATGGAGGTTACATGATTTTTAAAGTAGGAGATAAAGTTCGTTGCATTAGTGATAATAAACTAGTCCATGAAAATATTAATGTTGGTGATATTTTAGAAATTGAAGATTTCGACCATACAAATGGATTTATTAAGTTACTAGGTATTTTTAATTGTTCATCAAGATTTGAATTAGTGCCTAATTTATCAGTTTCTACATTATATAATAAAGAAGAAACTAATCTAATAGATCATCCTTCTCATTACAAAGTTGGAGGTGTAGAAACGATAGACTTCATTGAAGCTAAAGGATTTAACTTTAGACTAGCAAATGCAGTAAAATACTTGAGTAGAGCTAATCATAAAGGAACAAAGAAAGCTGATCTTCAGAAAGCTATTTGGTACATTCAAAGAGAGATTGATAAAGGAGATTCTGTATGAAAGATCTTGTATTATCTTCCTATATGGCACAATCCAGATACGTAGAAGCTAGAATCCATGATAAGAAAAAACAACAAGATTTTAATCTAGCATATAAAACTATCTATGTAAATTTTAGAAATAATGTTGATCCTACATTTTGTTTATTTCCATCCGAAGGACGAAATATGGCACTTGATATGTTTTTAGAAACAGAGAAGAATCTTCGTGCAAGATTTGTAACAGGAGTCCCATTAGAAAGTTCGAACAATGAGTATTAAGAAATCTTTGATATGTACTTTGCCTGAAGTTTCAGACGATACTTCAGATGCTATGACTCTACGTACTACAGATTCTAATTCAATCCTTGTAGATATTCTAGTTGATGTAAAGCGATTTGCAATTAACATTGATGATCTAACTATTGCATTACAGGAGCTTAAGGAATTTAATATAGGGAATATCGATGAAGGTCATATCAGTATGAATCTTAATGAGATTGAACATATCCCAGAACTTGAAATAATGAGCCTTGAGAATATTCCAGAGAAAGTAGTAGACAAAGATCCGCCATTTTGATAGACTGATTTAGGAACAACGATAGCATTTCTTATGCTTATAATGACAAGGGGAAATAAGTCCTCTTGTCATTTTCAACAAGAGGAAGACAACAATGACATTCAAACCAACAGGATTTTCTGAAACAATTTTCAAAGACAGATATGCACTAACTCCAACAGAAACTTGGGAAGAAGCTTGTACTCGTATTGCAAAGCAAATGGCGTTAGCAGAATCAACTGAGAAACAAAAACATTATGAGTCTACTTTCTATTCTATTTTGGTGGATAACTTATTTGTTCCTGGTGGTCGTATTTGGTACAATAGCGGTCGTAATAATCCTCAACTTCTTAATTGCTTTGTACTTACTAACCAACTTGATAGTAAAGAAGGTTGGGGAGAAGTAGCAAGACAGATGGTTGTTGTAAGTATGACAGGTGGTGGATGCGGTATTGACTTCAGCGATGTAAGACCTAGAGGATCTCCTATTGGCGATCAACGAGGAGAATGTCCGGGTCCAGTAGAACTAATGAGACTAGTAGATGCTTGTGCAAAACCAGTCCGGAATGGTGGCGCTCGCAGAGTGGCACTTATGTTTAGTCTCGATGCCGATCATCCCGACATTCTAGAATTCCTAGACGCGAAACTTACTAAAGGAGAATTGACTTTTGCCAATGTTTCTATCAGATTAAAGAATGCTACAAAGTTTCAGAAAGCAGTTCAAGAAGATGGAGAATGGGAATTAAGTTGGAAGGGTAAATACAAAAAGTCTATCAAAGCTAAAGAACTTTGGGAGAGAATTGTAACTAATGCTTATAATAGCGCAGAACCTGGATTATTAAATTGGGAGTTGATTGAAAATGAAAGTAATATCTCGTACATCGAACCTTTGGTTACTACGAATCCCTGTGGCGAGATTGCTCTCTCGTCTTATGACTGCTGCTGCCTTGGTCATCTGGTTCTTTCCCGGTTCGTCAATAAAGACCATATCGATTATGCTATGCTTGGTGATACTATTCGAAGTGCTATACGTTTTCTTGATAATGTATTATCCGTCAACTCGTACCCACTTCCGGAAATGAAAGCAAAGTCTCACAAGTTGCGCCGCATTGGAATGGGAACAACAGGACTTGCTGACACTCTAGCGATGCTTGGTCTTCAGTATGGTAGTGATGAAGGAAATAAGTTTGTAGACAAGCTATACAAATTCATTGCAAAGGTTGCATATGAATCTTCTGTAATGCTTGCAGTAGAAAAGGGAGCATTTCCTGCTTGTGAACCTTTGAAGCATATAGAAAGCGGTTTCATGCAAAGAATGCCACATAAGATTAGATCATTAGTTAAGGAACATGGAATTAGAAATTGCGCCATACTAACAGAAGCACCAACTGGTACAGTATCTATATTAAGCGGTAATTGCTCTAGCGGAATTGAACCTATTTTTTCTACCGCATACGAACGTAGATATTATGATAAAGAAGAACGCAAGACAGAACTTGTGTTTCACCCATTGTTTGTCCAATTTATGGAAGAAGGAAAAGACGTATCACATTTTATTAGTAGTCACGAATTAACAGTTAAAGATCATATGGAAATTCAAGCAATCATTCAGCGGTGGACTGATAATGCAGTATCAAAAACTATTAATATGCCTAATGATTATTCAATAGAAGATATGTCAAAATTATGGTTGAAGTACTTACCAAAACTAAAGGGTACAACATTTTATAGAGATGGAACTAGGGGATATGTTAAAGAAGATGGTACTATTGATTTACCACCGTTAACACCCTTATCAATTGAAGAAGCAACAAAAAGATATAATGAAACGCATGTTATTGGGTTAGAGGTAGTTAATGACTGCCCGAATGGTGTATGTGAAATCTAAATACTTAGAAAAACATTGTAATCAGTGTAACCAAATACGTAAACATAGATTACGAAGATATCTTAGTAAAAAACAGAATGCTGGATATAGTTGTACTTATTGTGTATCAGGTCAAGATAAAAAATCTAGAGTTAAAAATTGGTTCTCATATTTAGCAAGAAAAGCTAATTCTAGAAAACGGATAGGATCTATTACTTTAACAAAAGAACATCTAGAAGAAATCTGGAATAAACAAGAACAAAAATGTGCATTAACTGGTAGAAATTTAAATATTGAAGATCATTGGTGGAAACCGAGTGTTGATAGAATTGATTCATCATTACCATATTTATTAGATAATATAAGAATTGTCGGTTGGATTGTTAATCATTGTAGAGGAGATCTAACCGATGAAGAATTTATTGATATGTGTAAATCAGTTGGAGATTATAAAAAATGAAAATTACTTTATTAAGTGATACTCACGCTCTATTAGATACACTAGAAGTACCTAACTCTGACTGCGTGGTTCACTGCGGAGACTTCGGATTCCGAGGAGCTACAGAAGAATGGAAGAAATTCCTTCAAGACTATTCTAAACTTCCCCACAAATGGAAACTTTTTACATTTGGTAACCATGATTGTCGCAATGAAAATCTTGTATCAATGATTAAACAAGAAGCTAAAGATCTTGGTATCACTCTTTTAGTTAATGATCTAATAGAGATTGAAGGACTTCGAATCTACGGGAGTCCAAACACTCCACGTTATGGAAATTGGTATTGGATGAAAGATAGAGGAGAGGAAATGGCAAGACACTGGAGTCATATGCCTGTAAACCTTGATATATTCTTTAGTCATGGTATGCCACATGGAGTCCTTGATATTGCAGAACGTACAATGGAACATGTAGGGGATGAAGATCTACTTGCTGCCATTTTACTAAAAAAACCAAAAATCGGAATTGGTGGGCATTTGCACTATCAAGGTGGTCAATCAATGGTAATAGGTGATACAAAATACTATAACGCAAGTGTATGCGACGAAAGCTACCGACCAACAAATAAAATACAAGTAATAGAAATCTAGTTGACATAGTTATACACCTATGAAATACTAAATCAGAGGTTCTATGAGTTTTCAAACTGCTGCTACATTTTTCGTTGTACTAGGAATGGTATATACTCTAGTTGCTACTTGTATACTTTGGTATAGGTTTAAGCAAACAAAGAAAGAGAAGAAGAAAATTCGATTCGGAAGGAGATATTAGTATGGCGTTTCAAGTTGGTGATCGAGTTTATGTAAATGATCCAGGTAGTTATCTGTATAAACAACCAGCAACTATTGATGTAGCTATTAATGGTAAATATACTTTATCTCTTGATAGTGGAGTTACCGCTAATGGATATACTGATATTGATATTGTCTATTATAGAGTATTTAAACAAGGAGATAGAGTTCAAACGGTATCTGATCGCGTTGCTTGTACTAATACAAAAAAAGGAGATAGAGGAACTGTAATGAAAGTTCTAAGTGATTGCTATCAAGTTGCAATGGATCATTATTCTTCAGGTGGATTAAGTTCATATCTATTTGATGAGGTAGATATTGAACGAGTAACACTTGGAAATCAATTAGTAAATACTCAAAATCTAACTGTAAATGGTAATATTGGAGTTACAACTTCGCGGTCTGGTACTTTATATGGAGTAGCAGAATTACAAACAGCAATGAACAAAGTCGGAGATGCAATGTCAAGTACTTGTAAACACAACTGGCAAACCTATACAGGACTGGCGAAGAGGATGGAAATTTGTACCTTATGTCCCGCTACAAAAAATGAACGGGGTATTTATGACTAGAATTGATTATGAAGCATTAGTCGAAAGACTTAATGAAGCTCATAAAACAATAGATGATTTAAAAGAAGATCTAGGATTCTGGAAGAAGGAAGCAACACTTCATTCAGATGCTAGAGTACAATTACTAGATGAAATTAAAGAACTTGAGTATGATTATCAAAGTATGAAAGATTCTTATGAAACTGTACGAGTTAATTTAGGATTAGAATAATGGCTGAATTATTAGCACTTCTATTTGTATCATTCCCCCAACCAACTCCTCCTATCTACCGATATGGTCATTGTTATCAAGCTTCTGATGCAACTTATAGAC